AGCTGAGGGGGAACTGGTGTATCGTCGCGGATGTATTCTTCCGCAGCAGTGTGGGCAGACTTCCCGTACAGCGTGGCCGTGGTGTCGGGCTCGACAACATCCTTGGCGATTTTGGTGTGGTAATACTTCTTCGGACATTGCTGGAATGTCTTCAGGCTACTGAATGACCAGACGATGCTCATGTGTTGAGTCCTTTTAGGATCAGTAGGGTTGTAAGTGCTTGCGTAAGCGTTTGATCCTCGGGCACGATGAACATCTCGCTGGTCCAGTCAGGTCCGTGGTTGTTGGGCTTATACGTAGAGACTTCTAAGATGCGCCCGTTCATCGCCTTCATCACGCCGATGCGGAACGAGGGGGTGACCTCACTGCGCACGGATTCAAGGCCAAGGGTTGGGCGTGGTGAGTCGTTTTCCCGCAACGCCCATTGAATTACTCGATTGATCAGTCTTCTCATCAGCAGTCTCCATAACTTTTGCCTGAACCAGATTCGCAGTTAAGAGGGAGGTCAAGCCCCCACTGCGGACGTATACGCATACACAGCTCAACGTATTCAACAGCACGTTCCACCTCGGCCTCGGGCACGATGCAAGCGATCGCGTCATGCACCGTCATGACCACTTGATACTTCTTCGCAACCAGCAACATCTGATCACCAATCACGATCCGTGCAAGGGCTTGGCATACGTTCTCCACCACCTTGCCGCCATAAATGCGGTTGGGGATTGTAGCTTTGCCTTTCTTGGTGTCGTACACGTACTCGGGCTTGCCGTCTTCCTCGTTGGTGGACCAGCGTAGGTTGGGGTACCGCAAGTACAAGCCGTTCGGTAACAGGATGCCTTTGGTGCCCAGCACCTTCAGCAGACCGTCTCGTCCAAGCTCGGCGTACTGGTCGCCGATGATGGCTCCAAGGATGCCCCCTGCGGCCTTCCACAGCTCGGTGATCTTGGGGTAAGTGCGGCGGTACGTGTCTATGATGCGTTTGGTTTCGTCAAGCTCGATAACAACCCCAAAGTTTTTAAGCTGCGCTTGGAATTTCGCCGCGCCCATGCCGTACCCCGCACCAAGGATTGTCGTTTTACCCACGAACCGTTCATCCTTGGTAATGTCCGAGATTGCCTTGCCATAAATAGCAGATGCCATGATTTTGTAAACGTCTTCGCCACGGTCAAATGCCTCCACCAAATCGTCTTGTCCTGCAAGCCATGCCAACGTACGTGCTTCAATCTGCGATGAGTCCGAGTCGATCATCATGTACCCGTCAGGGGCCAATATGGACTTCTTCAGGGGGGAGTTCCTCGGCAGGTTTTGCAGGTTCAACTTGTCGTCACCACCCCAGCGTCCCGTGTGGGCCGCGTAGTACCGCAAGGGAACTGGCATAGGTCCGCGTTGGGCAATCCCGATGAACCGCTCGGTCCGGCTCTCCTCGATCGTGGACTTGGTACCCAGTCGGGCGGCAACCAAGGTCTGCACTGCCGTGGTCGGATGTTCGAGCAGGGCTTTGAACTCCTCGTCCGTCTTGGCAAACGCGTACGTCAGCTTACCCGTGGCAAAGCTCTTCTTCATTGGGGGCTCAACACCCAGATCACGCAACAGATCGGCGAACTGAGGGTTGCTCATCAACGTGTCTTTGTCGAAGTTCCTGAGCAGGTCTTCTTTGCGGCGTTGCTCTGCCTTCAAGTGATCGCGCAGCAGCAGCTCATCCAATCGCAACACAGGGTCGGTGAACATGCGAACGGTCAGGTCGATCAGGCGCAACTCAGTCTTGGGGAACCCTTGGCTCATGTGGCCGAACAAGTCCCACGTCAGCGCCACATCGTTACGGCAGTACGAACCGTAGTCGGCTAGCTCCTCGGGCGTGAAGTCCTTGCGGAAGTAGTTGATGTACTGTTTGACCTGCGTACCCTTCTCGCCGATGCCGTAGTGCTCGGCCAACACAGCGAGGCTCCCACCTACGTTCGTACCGTGAAGGGCTCGCCCCATGCTCAACGTATCCAACCAGCCCTTTGGTTTGATGCCGAAGTGCTCGGACAGGATAAACCCATCGAACACAGCGTTGTGCGCCAGCGCAAGGGAGTTGGCCCAGTCGAACTGCTTGAGGAACTTGGCGGTCTCGGTCATCGAACCGCTGAACCACTCGGGTTCACCGTCATTGACCTGCACCGCCACACCGATCACCTCAAACAATGGGTCTCGTACGTATTCCTCAGTAGTCTGTTTGGCGAACCCAAGGGCACCACCATACGCAGATTCAAAGTCGATAGTGATGATGTTCATGGGAAGTTGTACCGGGTTTCCGATTGCTTGGGTATCGTTTGGTTGGAAATTGCTGCGACACGGCTATCGTATGAACTTGCAGTGATGACCCCTTGGGCGTACCCTTTCATCTGGTCCTGCATCTCGTCCCTCAACAAAGTCTGCACTACGCTGTAATCAAACTCTTTGCGGCGCACAGCTTTCAGCGCCTCGTGCAGTGCGCCCTTCTCGGGCTCGGTCAGCACCTCACGGAACTTATCTTTGAAAATAAAGCGCCACTTGTCTGCCTCGTTGAAGAACTCCTCGGGGTTGGTCTCCATGCGCTTGATGACGGTCTCGACACCTGTTGAAAAATTAGACATTGCGGTTTCCTCCTTGGTAAAGTGCTCGTGGGTCGTTGTAATCGCCGAGTTGGCTGGCGTATTGGTTTTGCATTGCGTTCATTTGCGCCCTCACTTGGGCTGTTGAAATGTTGTTCGCGCTTATACCCGCAAACCCAAGGTTGCCGAACAAACCACGCTCTTTGGGTGTTGGGTCGAGTACCTCTTTGGTGATGAGGCCCAGCAGTTCGCGGCGCTTTTGGTTCTTCTTGTACTTGGTCCACTCTTTGTCCAGCACCTTGCGCTCGGCCCAAGTAAAGCCTTGCCGCATCTCCGCCAAGTCTCTCCATCTACTGCCGTAAGTGAAGTCGTCTGGTCGCTCATGTAGTCGAGTGATCATGATGCGCACCTCGGATGCGCAGAATCGGAGCAGAAATTTCTCAATCATTTTGGTTCCTCTAAAAGTTTCATCATGCCTTTGGCCGTAGCGTCATCCAGTCCGGTGGCGATCGTGGTGCTCCTGCGTTCGCCGAGGGGGTTGTCATAGTCCCAGCGGTAGATGCTGTACTTGCCGTACCGGTGGCGCTTCACGTACTCAGGGGGCCTGTACTTTTCGTACGCGATACCAAACAATTTCTCTAGCCCGGGCAGTAGCTCTTTGAGCAGTTCGTTCCGAGTGGGGATGGTCATTCTCTGTACTACTTGACCCACTGTTTAAACTCTTCCAAGTTCTCCTCGTTGACTACCCATGCGTGACCGCCAGACATCAAAATGTCTCGCAAGTTCTTTTCTTGGAGTGCGGTGGTCTTGCCCTTACCCGCCTTGGCTTCAATCGCCACAAACTGGCCTTGTAAGCAACACAGGAAGTCGGGCACACCAGCGTTACCGTAGCCACTGCCGATTGGCATAGCGTAGTAGACGTTGTGTTCTTTCAGGATGGTCTTGATCTTGGCCTTGACCTTGGCCTCTGGCGTGGTTGCCATCAGTCAAGCCACTCCATGAACGTGTTGCCCTTGTGCTGGAAGATAGCAAGCCGTTGCAGTGTGCCGCCGCCTTGGGATTGGGGGCCGCACTCCTCGCAGTCGAACTCGATGATCAGTCCGTGTCGGCGGGGGCTGGGGTTGCAGGTATCTCGGTTAGGGAAGTCGGATGTTTGGACGGTCTTTCCGTCCTGAGCAATCACCGTGGTGGTGTCGCCATCTTCGCCACGCTCAAAGACCGTGACATTGGTCTGGTGCAGGTAGGTGCTTCCACATACGCACTTTAGCTGTCCGTAGTGCGTGGGGTCTACATCAGCGGGGTGTTTTCCAAACGCCATCTCATACTCCAATTTGTTTTCAGGACCCAGAGAATACCACACCTCTTTACTTTGTCAACACCCAGACGCAAAAAAGCCGCCCGAAGGCGGCTTGGTATTTTCCCTAACAAATGTTAGGATTTTTTGGGGTACTTGGACTCCATCTCGATCAGCAGGTCGATCTCGTGCTTGATCTTGTACAGGTCATCGAACCGTTTTTCCACCGGCTTCTCACGCCAGCGGGTGATGCGCTTGACGACACACCCCTCAAGAAAGTTCAAGTTGTTTGCGGAAATGTACTCCACTGGTTGGATTGGCTTGTCCTTGTAGTGGCTACCCGCAACTTGAATGTCCAACGCACTCGGCTCTTCCATTGTGATTGGAATCTCTATCTCCATCGCCTTCTCGATGCTGTTGTCGGTTGTGCTGATGTGCATCACCTTCCAGTCTTTCGTGGGCTCTGGGAACCTCTTGCGGATGGTCTCTGCAAGCTCAATCTTCTTCTTGTCCATGTTGCGCTTGACCATGTATGCAACCTGATACTTCACACCCGCTACCTTGGCAACCTCGGACACCGTTTTGTTGGGGTACTTAGCGAAGTAATTGCGGATGTTTTGTGCTTGGGAAAGATTTTTCTTAGCCATTGATTTCTCCTTGGGTTTGGCTATTGACGTACGCAGTAAGAACTTCTCTCATTTTCACTTGCTTGGAGTGCGGATGGTGGGTCTCGAAATAATCAAGCACCTCCTTCGGCAGTCGCAAGCTCGTACAGTCAAGCGCGGGTTTCTTACCGGGTCCCCGCCCTTTACGTTTCTTCACAGGTTTGAGTTCTTCAATTCCAGTTGTCATTTCGCTTTACTCCTTTTAGCATCTGGTCGTGGGCAATTTTCTGGGGGCACAACTACGCACCATATGGCGCTGGGCATTCCTGTCCCACCGAAGTGGGTCCACCTGTCTATGTAGGCGTCAGGCATGGCGTTGAGTATCCTGCGTATGTTGCCTGTCTCGCGGTCTAAGATGTTGGCAATAGTGCCAACGTCCATACCGTCTGGGTGTAGTCGAAGCAGTTGGCGTACATACTGCGTTGCAAAGGTTCTCATAGCCGGGCCAAGTCCTTCTCCAGCTTGGACAGCAGTCGGTTCCATGTTGGGTAGTCGCTAAGTTCGTTGAGCGCGCTCACCATATCCTTAGCCGAGTTTGTAGCTCGTTCAAGGTCGGCGATACGTGCCTTCAGCTTGCGGTTCTCTGCCTCTGCGTCAGCAAGGGCAAGGTCCAAGTCTCGTTCTTCAGCGTTCATTTCTTCCCCCTCGGTATCACCACCTGCGGTGGCTCATTGACAAGCCAGATCGTGTAC